TTATTCTGGAGATTATGAATTATTGATTGCCCGTACCATTGAAGCCAAGCTCAAGGAGAAGAACAATGCCGTTTAAACCGCACCCGACAGACCCCACAAAGGTTATTTATAAGACGAGTGAGTACTGGATACCCAAGGCGTGGCAAGGGCTGACAGAGGATGAAGTTGATTTAATTTTGTGGCAGGGCGTTTTTGATGCTAAAGATGTTCGCGCCATTGAAACGAAGCTAAAGGAGAAAAACGGTGCCTAAGCTACCCTACACCTACACCATCGTGCCGCCCAACGACCCACCACGGTCTAAATTCACGGCGGGGTCTACTGATCTAGGCATGTTGCTCAAGCACAGCAACTACGCTGACCTGACGATCAACCAAAAGCGTGATGGCATGTTCCAAGCGTGGAACGAGGGCGTGTGCGGTACGCCTATTGAGCTGTCTGTGCGTGAGCTTAAATACCAACCAAAGCTCAGGTGGCAGCTACGCACGAAGGAAGACTGCATGAAGATGCACCTGCACTTTAAAAAGCTAGGCAATCAGATGCTTGCTGCCAATTACCTGTACGAGTACGAACACTATGACGAGTTAACCAATGAACATCCCTGCTGACTTACCCGAGTGGATGCTGTGGTTCTACGGCGCATGGTGCGTATTTTTAATATTTTTAAAGTGGTGGTTTAAAGATGGCAAATATTAGCGATTTCCAAAAGTCCTTTCTGGCTCGGGGCACCAACAGCACGCTCTTCACCCAGAAGGAGTTTGACGAGGCCTTGGCCGTTGCGCAGGCGCAGATCATGCAGGTCGCGATCAACACAACCAAGAGCGCGATTGCAATCGAGCGTGAAGAGTGCGCCAAGCTCGTTGACGCAATGCGCAAGGGGCTCGATGGTGTGGACGTGCCGATGGTGCTCGACGTGGCGCTCGAGCAGCTCGCAACGCAGATTCGTAACAGGCTAAAGAAATGATACCCGTGTTCACAGCAGTGCCCAGAGGCAAGTCGGTGGCCAAGGCGCTTGCGAAGGCCGGCCGCGCTACAACAAGCATACTGACAAAGCTGACTGACAAGTCACCCGCGTCGGTACGTGATGCCCTTACCAAGTTGCACCGCCAAGGCAAGATCCACATCGGTGACTACGAGCTAAGCCCGCGCGGCAAGGTCACGAGGATCTGGTACTGGGGCGATGGCGACGACGCACGCGAACCCGTGGTCGCCAAAGACCGGTCAACATTTATCCCCCGCCCTGACGCGGCAGCAGCATGGTTAAGGAACCCGATATGAGCAACGTATTAAAGCAGGGCGAGTACTTAAAAGAGATTGTGACACGTGCTAACGAGCAACAGGTAGGCGGCGCACATTACGCAGTCAAAGCCATACAGCCGTGGGACTACATCGTCGCCAACAACTTGGGCTACCTCGAGGGCAACGTCGTGAAGTACGTCAGCCGGTGGAAGGACAAGGGCGGCGTTGAGGACCTGAAGAAGGCGCGGCATTATTTGGATAAACTTATTGAGGTTAACAATGAAAAAATTTGACGGGCTCGAGAGCGCCCTAGTTGGCACGGCCGAGGTCTGGCAACCAGACGGTAACCGTGTCACCCGGGCGGTCTACGACGGCGAGAAGATCATCAGGCTGCTCATGCAGGACATGCCGCAGGGCGACGCACGCGAGTACTGCGACTTCAACATCGAGGGCGGTTACCACGGTGAGGACACACCCATTATTTTCTGGAACCACGATGAATGACGACGACCTAGTTAAACTGTACGCCGGCATGGCGATGCAGGCACTGATAACGGCCGCCAAGGTGCCTTGGGATCTGATCCCGCACTTGGCCAACGAGATGGCGCAGAAGATGATTGCCGAGCAGGGGAGCACGTAATGGCCGGCTACTCGCTATCGCTGATTAAGCAGATCAACGACACGCCCTTCACGCCGTTCACACGCTTGGCCATGAAGGCCATCGAGCGTGACGTGAGCATCGTGGACATTGCAGATCACCTAGGGGTGTCACGCACCGCGGTGTACGCGTGGTTCTTGGGCAGGTACGAGCCAAGCGACGATAAATTTACCAAACTGGAGAAATACCTTGAACGAATGTGAACAGGCATACAAAGACTGGCTCAAACTGCTCGACCGTGCAGAGGCCAACGATTTACTCGAAGACCCCTACAACATCTGGCTCACTGCGTGGGAGCAGGCTACGGTATTAAAAACTGAGCGTTCCGAGGATCGCGCTCCAACATCGGGGTGATGGCCTTGGAGTACTGATTGACCAACGAGCGCCCAGCCGGTATGGCGGTCATCGCGGCACCTGTACCTACCGCGTACGGGTTGCCGGTTAGCATGAGTGCCCCACCTGCACCACTCAAGGCATCCATCGCGGCCTCGGTGTAGTTGGGGTTCTTTTCCTTCATCTGCTTTTGTGTCTCGGCCACGGCTTTCACAATATCGTGCCCTGCTAACGCACCACCTGCAATTGGTAATATGGGACCAAGTGTCTTAGAGATAGCCCGTCCGGCTTGTGCAAGCACCCCCGGCCGTTGAGCCTGAAGCCGTGCAAGCTCTTCAGCCGTCTGGGTAGCTGCGCCTGTTGCCGCGGTGTAGTTGGTCTGCGCACGAGCGAACTCGTTGGGCGCGTTGCCTGTCAGGTTTAACCATTGCGCCTGCGCGGCTGCACGAGCAGCTTGCGCTTCCTCGTTTGCCGTTTGCGCGGCCTGTAAGGCGTTGACCACCGTTCGTTGCTCACCAGCTAACCTGTCGGGCAAAATAAGGCTTTCACCCGCGCTCATGCCGGGTACAGGGCTCATAGTTCGATTGAGCGCGTAAGCGGCCTCCATGCTCGGTTGCTGGCTGGCTTGCAAGGGTGTTAGCAAGGGCGTCATACCTTGACTGGTGTTCCTACCTGTCGCCCAGTTAACCACCGGTGTGCGCTCAACAGGCGTGCCAAAGGGGCGTGCGGCGGCCTGTGCTGCAGCTAACCGCTGGGCGGCCTCTTCAGCAGCAGCGGTCGTGGCACCAAGGTTAGCGTAAGCAATGTCCGTAGCGGTGTAGTAAGGGAGCTGCTGCGCGCGGTAGTTGTTTAGCGCACTCGTCACGCCAGTCTGTGCCTGCGAGGCGGCCTCGCGCGCTGGGGTAAGCCCCGGTGGCCCAAAGGGCGCTTCTGGCCGATTACGGATTGTTTTTAGTAGCTCCTTGGCCACGCCTACGGATGCACCCGCCGCGGTCGGGGCAAGGTAAGCTCTGATCTCGTCGGTCGAGGCAGATTCTTTTAATTTAGGCGCGTCAGTGGGTTTGGCTGTTATGCCGATAGTTTCTTCTAACGAAGGCAAACCCGTCGTATCGGGTCTTTCCCGTTTAGGGGGGTTTAAAGTTTCTTCAAGGGTAGGTAATCCCATTATTGCTCCCCTAAAACAGTCCGATACATGTCAGAATAATGCGCATTGACCTGACCGTATCGCGATGATTTATTAGCAGGGTCAAAGAACGTTTCAAGGCCTGCGCCTTTATTATTTTGTTCAAACTCCGTAAAGGCTTTATACATCTGAGCGCGATGCCCGTTTTGTACTTGGCTGCGCTTGATGTAATCCCTAACGGATTGCACAGTATCCGACATGCCTGCCAGCGGGGCTTGCAACAGCTTGTCCTCGTTGTTACTGATGGTGCCCGGGATAGCGGCTTTGTTGGCCATTGCAGCGGCAAAGAACTGCTGCGCCAAGATCATGCGAGCGCGTTGGTAATCAGTGCGCTCGGTATCTTTCATGCTCGCCAAAATGTACTCATCAACCGGTAAACGAAGTGACCCAAAACTTCCAAGTGGGATACCCTGATTGATAGCGGTGTTCACAATGTCACGGATATCGTTGTTGTTGCGCAAGATATCAAACACTTTTGGATTACGTTTAGCAATGGTTTCAAGAGAAGTTAAGTCTGCAAAAATTTGATCCGTCACACCCGGCCTGAATTCCAAAATAGCCTTGCGAACCGGCTCGGCCTCTTTACCGCGTAGGGTTAAGTTAGCGTTCGCGCGTTCTTGAACTTTAACTTCTTGATCATATTCAAATTTACGCCTTTCTGCATTACTCATACGACTTAAGTCGGTTGTAATGTTAGTAACCGGATCGGTGTATGAATTGCCATCATGCTTAGCACTCGGTGCAGGTGCTCGTGCATTAGGCGAAACTACTATTGGTCCCGGAGCACCTGCGGGCGGGGTGTTGGTTCTATCATCTGAGCCACCCACAGGGGCATCGGCCGCTTGGGGAGGACGCGCGCCATCGATGCCGGGGACAACGTTAGCAGGTAATGGCTGCTGAGTTGTAGAACCACTAGCCGGGTTAGGGCTAGCGCCCGGTGCCCGGGGGGTCGCACCGATACCGCCTATTGATTTAAAGTAAGCAGCAGCGCCCGGGATTCGATCGTCAATTTCAAAAATACTCATGCCTTGTTTTTGTAATGCAATTGCTGTGTCAATCAGTTTTTCCTGCATCCCCATTTGCTCAGTAACAAACTTTCGCAGCTCAGGGTCATTTACAAGTGCTGCGTGAGCTTGCGCCAACCTTGGCATCAATCCAAGATCAATGCCGCCGTTAGCGGGCTGTACCCCTCCCATTACTTCGGATGGTGACTTGTTAAATATCTTACCAACAATATCGAGCCCTTTTGCTTGCTTGGCCACTTGATATTGTTGACCCGCTAACTGCGCGCGCATCTGAGCAATTGGTATGGCTTGCGCCTCTTGCGCTTGACGCTGCTCGCCCGCAACATCCATGGCCCGGCCAAACGCCTCTGCAGCGCTACCAGTACGACCCGGGTTAGCTAACGCACCCGCGATCTGAAACCAGTTAGTGCCGCCACGGTTCTCAAGCGCTTTTAACTGGGCGTCAATCGCGGCATTGTATTTAGCAAGCGCTTCTTGGTCGGCAGTAATGCCCATCGGTGGGGCAATCACCCCAGCCGACAACGGCGCACCTTCAACTTTTGTGACCATGATTATTTGTCCTTAATTAGTAATACCCGTGCCAGATGGGGGAGCGTTAATTATGGCTGCAATATCGTCCTGCAACGGATTGCTTGCGCTTCCACCAACGTTGCTTGAACCAAACAAATTACCAATGCCGCTAACAAAGTTCTGCCAAGGTGTGTTGCCTCCACTCGCGGGAGTAGAGAATGCACCCATAACGCCAGCGCCCAGCGAGCCAATCTGCTGCAGAGGCGATGATTGGTACGCGCCGGGTATCGGCCCAGTGTAGGTAGACGACACAGAGGTCGGGATCGTGAACCCCTTCATGAGCGCCGCCTGCTGGGCTGCGACCTGTAGTGGAAACAGCTGCTGGTTCTGCGCCATCTGCTGCTGCTGACCGCCCATTGTAGACAGCGCGTTCACGTCACCCATGCCCAAGTTCTGCGTCGTGGTGGCGAGGTTACCCATCTGCGCACCGCCTGCCATCTGGCGCTGCAGATCAGCCTGCGCGGCTGTCATCGCGTTCTGGTAACCGCTTGCGAGCAAGCCCTGCTGCTGGCCACCGAGTGTCTGCAGTGCACCTGTGATGTTCTGACCAAGCACGTTGGCGCCGCGAGTTGATCCAAACTGACCCGAGCCCACCGCACCCGCAGTTGCCTGCGGCGAGATGGTGTTGCGAATGTTTTGCAGACCAAGGCGACCCGCCTCGTCCACGACACTGCTCATGTACGGGTTCATGTATCCTGAGACAATATCTGGCGCAGCCGTTGTCGCGGCGTTCATGGTGAGCGCGTTAGCAGAACTTAAGTTGGGCTGGTAGTTGCCCACGTTCGCGGCGGTCTGATTAAACGCCTGCGTCTGAAGGGGCTGCGCACCGACGTACTGGGCGTTGGTACCTGCAGTCGTGCTCTTGCCTGCCAAGTTGTTCAGGTAGTCCATGGACCACGCGGGTGCCGCAGTCGCCTGCTGCTGCGTGGTCGTGATATTTGGTAGCGCCGCGCCCTGAGTGAACGAGCCACCTGTTGGCGTGGAGGGCGTGCCTAACTGCGGCGGTGTCACGTAGTTAGACGGCGCTGCGGTGATTGCTTGATCAGGCATGATTATTTCCTTTTACCTTTGCTAGCCTCGGCTAGATATTCAAGAGGTGATTTAGATTTTGGTGGTATTGAATCAATCGGAG